CTCGCCAAGCGACTTGGGCTTTCGGCTCAACAGTATGCGGCGCAAATTCTGAAGGATTCATCCAATGGCTGACCGTACTCCCCGAACGCTCACTACTCGTGAGGGCGCTGAACGTCGCAAAGGATGGCAACGCCAATCTCTCCTCCCCACCCCCGAGCCCCGTGACGGTTTGCACTTCCGTTGGGTTCGCACCTCTACAATGGGAAATGAGGACAACAAGAACGTCTCCAGCCGATTCCGCGAGGGATACACCCCGTGCTTGGCAAAGGACTTTCCTGAACTGCACGTCTTGTCGGACCACAACTCCCGGTTCCCAGAGAACTTGGAAATCGGAGGTCTGCTTCTGTGCAGCATCCCTGCAGAGTTCGCAGAGGAGCGCACGGTCGGACAGCTCGATCAGGCCACGGCCCAGATGGAAGCTGTTGACCGCAGCTATCTCCGCGAAAGCGATCCGCGAATGCCAGTGCTTCGGCCTGAGCGTTCAACCAAAACCACATTCGGTAAGGGCTGAGGCCCACCGATCACTGAAGGAGAGAACCAATGGGTTCCGTTAATGCACCCTTCGGTCTGCGTGTAACTGGTCGTCTCGACAATGGCTCGCTGGAGGTTTTCCGCCAGTACCCCATCGCCTCGGGCCTCGCCGTCAACATCGCCGCCGGAGACATCGTCAACCTCGTTGACAATGGCACCTCGACCACGATCACCAAGCAGACTGGCACGGGCGACACTTCGACCGATATCGCCATGCTCGGCGTGTTTGTTGGCTGCTCGTACACCGACCCCTCGACTGGCCAGATCACGTTCTCGAACATGTGGCCGACCGGGACCGTTGCCTCGGACGCCCTTGCGTTCGTCGTTGACGATCCGCAGGCTCTGTACGTCGTGCAGGCTGACGAGGCCATCACCAACTCGCTGGACATCTACGGCAAGAACGCCGCGATTGTTCAGGGCGCTGTGAACACCACGTTCAAAGCATCGCGAGTTGCACTCGACGCGTCCACCATCGGCACGGACGCCAACCTCCCGCTGCGAATCATCGACTACGTCGGTGGCCCCCGCGGTGGCGAAGCTGGCACCACCTACCCGCTGCTGGTCGTCAAACTCAACTACACGCAGCTGACCGCTGCTGTTGGCGTCTAAGGAGGGCTGACACATGGCTATTTCACGCGCACAGGCCCTTAAAGAACTCCTGCCGGGGCTTAACGCCCTCTTCGGTCTGGAGTACGGCAAGTATGAAAACGAGCACTCGGAAATCTACGAGACCGAGAACTCCGACCGTTCGTTCGAAGAGGAAGTGAAGCTGTCGGGCTTCGGGGCTGCCCCCGTCAAGCCGGAAGGCTCCGCCATCACCTACGACAACGCGCAGGAATCGTTCACTGCTCGCTACAACCACGAGACCGTGGCGATGGGCTTCTCCATCACCGAGGAAGCCATGGAGGACAACCTCTATGACTCCCTGTCGGCTCGCTACACCAAGGCGCTCGCTCGCGCCATGGCGTACACCAAGCAAGTGAAGGCTGCTTCGCTGCTGAACACGGGCTTCACCACCTTCAACTCTGGTGACGGCGTGACCCTGTTCAACACCGCGCACCCGACGGTTGCTGGCGGCACCAACTCCAACCGTCCTGCGGTTGACGTTGACCTGAACGAGACCGCCCTCGAGCAGGCCGTGATCGACATCGCTGCGTTCAAGGACGAACGTGGCCTGCTGATCGCTGCCCGTCCGCGCAAGCTGATCGTCCCGCCGGGTCTGATGTTCGTTGCAACTCGTCTCCTCGAGACCGAGCTGCGCGTCGGCACCGCCGACAACGACATCAACGCGCTGAACTCGAACGGGTCGATCCCGCAGGGTTACCGCGTCAACCACTACCTGACCGACGCTGACGCATGGTACATCACCACCGACATCCCGAATGGCATGAAGCACTTCGTGCGTACCGCGATGACGACGTCTATGGACGGAGACTTTGACACGGGCAACGTCCGCTACAAGGCTCGCGAGCGTTACAGTTTCGGCGTCTCTGATCCTCTGGGCATGTATGGGTGCCCCGGGGCATAATTACGGTTGACACACCGTACAATCCGAAAGGATAATGAGGGGGCGGGGGTAAACCTCGCCCCTTTACATTGGAGAATTAGATGAGACCATCAGACTGGGGATCGCGTGAGAAGCATCCGCTTTACGGGCTTTGGAACTGGCACAAGAACAAAAATAGGTACGGGATGGTCGAGGCGTGGTCCTCGGATTTCTGGACATTTGCGTCGAGTGTCGGAGACAGGCCTTCAGATAGGCACAGCCTGCGCCGCCTCAAGCCGCATGAGCCGATTGGTCCTGACAACTTTGTGTGGTCTGAGAGGTATTTCGACGGAGACAGGGCGGCGTACATGCGCGAATACAGGAAAAGGCAGCCTGAGCGCGTCAGGAACACCACCCTGAAGAAGCACTTCGGAATCGATCTTAACGAATACAATGTAATGCTTTCGGCTCAAGGGGGCGTGTGTGCCATCTGCAGATGTGAGCAGAAAGGCAAAACGCACCTGTGCGTCGATCACTGTCACCGAACCGGGACTATCCGTGGGCTCCTGTGCCACAACTGCAATCGCGCCATCGGCCTACTAAAGGACGACCATGATGTCATCGTCAGGGCCGCAAGGTACCTACTGCTGTCGGAGGCCGAATAGAAAAGTTCATTGGAACTTTTTTGTCCATGATGTACACTGCACTCAGGGTAACATCAGCCACGCAGACAGGACGCCCGACCTGACGATGCACAGACTGCGCGGCGAATCCTTGTGCAAAGGGTACTGCTATGGCTTCGACCACCTTCTCCGGTCCCGTGACCTCGACCAACGGCTTCGTTGGCTCCGTCACTGGTGACGTGACCATTACCAGCTTCATCGCTCTCACCGCTCAGACCACGGCCTCGCTGCCCGCGGCTGCCGCAGCTAACGCAGGCCACGTTCGTCTGGTCAGCGACAACGGTGCAGGCGACAACCAGTACTGCCTCGTGATTTCGACTGGCTCTGCTTGGGTCACCGCTGTCGGCGCAGCCCTCAGCTAATAGGAGGCCCTCATGGCCAACGAATATGACGTAAGTTCTATACGCGTAACTGCGACTGGCGCTGTAGGCATTGGACGTGTGCGGATCAGGATGCTTGTCGTCACGCTCAGCGGTGCTGGGCGCGTCACTCTCACGAGCGGAAGCGGCGGAGCCACCAAGATCGACATGGATTTTGGTGCCGCGGGCACTTACGACATCTTCATCCCCGGCACAGGTGTTCTGTTTCAGGATGATCCGTTTGTGGCTACCGCCACCAATGTCACTGCTCAGACCATGTTCTGGTCGTAAGGTGATTCCATGGCAAAGACGCCCGCATGGACCCGCAAAGCTGGGAAGGACCCAAAAGGGGGCCTGAACGCTAAGGGGCGGGCGTCAGCCAAGGCTCAGGGTATGAACCTCAAGCCTCCCGCCCCGAATCCAAAGACGAAGAAGGATGCGGCGCGGCGCAAGTCGTTCTGCGCCAGAATGGGCGGTATGCCCGGTCCAATGAAGGACGAAAAAGGTAAACCCACACGCAAGGCGCTATCGCTGCGCGCTTGGAACTGCTGAGGAGGCACCCATGAAGGGCAAGACCAGAACCACCCGCGCCGCGACGACCGTCAACAAGGCTCCATCGAAGCCCAAGAAGACGTACACCACCACTGGTGGGGCGCAGCAGTACGTGCGTGGCAATACCTCGGGTGAACGCCGCGACGTTCTTGGAAAGGCGCAGAAGTCTGCGCTTGACAAGCCGGGGGCAAATTCCGCCCTAACGGACAATCTGGCTGCAGCTGGATGGGCACAGGAGTCTCGCCTGATCAAGAACATCGTCGGCCCCAATGAGGCGAAGACCAGCAGCACCGTGAAGATGTATGATCGCATGGAGCGTGACCGCATGGATCGTGCGAAATCCAAGTCCAAGAAGCCGTGATCTGGAGGCCGACATGCCACTGACTACCAAGGGCAAGAAGATCAAGGCCGCAATGGCCAAGCAGTATGGCAAGGAGCGCGGTGAGCGCGTCTTCTATGCCGCTGAGAACAAGGGCACCATCAAGGGCGTAGCCAAGAAGGGGAAGAAGAAGTGATGGGACGTATGAACATGGGCAAAGAGATCGCCACCGCTCCGGCATCTCGCGCCGCTGGCATGCCCGGTGCCACCCGCCGCATGGAAATGCAGAAGATGGCTAAGCCGATTGCCATGGCTAAGGGTGGCAAGGTCACTCGTGGCGATGGTTGCTGCATGAAGGGCAAGACCAAAGGAAAGATGTACTGATGTATAACATTCGAAGGATGGCCGCTGGCGGTAAAGCTACGGCTTCAAAGAGCTCCGCTCCGTCAAAGTCGGCCCCTTCGAAGCCTGCTCCGAAGGTCGCCCCTAAGCCTGCGCCCAAGCCAGCCCCCAAGATGGTGGCTAAGTCTGCGCCGAAGCCTGCGCCGAAGCCTGCGCCGAAGCCAGTGGCCAAGCCTGCCACCACCAAGGCGGCTCCGGCTCCCGTTAAGGCTACCTCTACGGCGAAGCCAGCTCCGGCGAAGCCAGCACCAAAGCCCGCCGCTGCACCTGCAAAGCCTGCTGTGGCTGCAAAGCCGTCGGCTCCCGTTAAGTCGGCCCCGCCCAAGCCTGCTCCCACAAAGGCAGCGGCCCCGGCTAAGCCCGCTCCTGCAAAGCCAACTCCGGCACCTGCAAAGGCGTCAACCCCTGCGAAGCCAGTGGCCGCAGCCCCAAAGCCTGCGCCCTCTAAGCCAGCAGCTCCCGCCAAATCCACCGCTGCTCCAGCGAAGGTTTCTGCGCCCGCGAAGGCGGCTCCTGCCCCAGTCAAGGCAGCAACTCCGTCTAAGCCTGCCCCGGCAAAGCCATCGGCTCCAGCCATAAAGGCATCTGCACCTGTCAAGGCCACAGCTGCACCAGCGAAGCCCTCCGCTTCCGCGAAGCCCGCTACGGCTTCTGCCAAGCCGTCCGCAGCTCCGGTAAAGGCTGCGCCAGCGCCAGCAAAGCCTGCTGCAGCAAAGCCTGCACCAGCGAAGCCTGCTGCCGCTCCCGCAAAGACCGCCGCGACGCCAGCAGCAAAGGCTGCGCCAGCTAAAGCCACTCCGGCTCCGGCGGCAAGGGCATCCGCGCCTGCCCCTGCAAAGCCCGCAGCTCCGGCATCTAAGGCCGCTCCTGCACCCGCTAAAACCGTGTCCGTCGCCACTCCTGCCGGAACTAAGTCAGTCGCCGCAAGGTCCACGGCAGCAGCCGTAAAAGCGTCTCCTGCTGCCAAGGCCGTCGCCTCTGCGCCAAAGGCTTCCACGCCGACCGCTGCAACTGCAAAGACTGGCGCGGGTGGCACCAGCAAGTCCACCAAGACTGTGTCAGTGGCCACTCCTGCAGGCAAAAAGACTGTTGCGGCAAACTCGTCGGCAGCCGCCGTCAAGGCGTCACCCGCGGCGAAGGCTCTGGCTGCGGCCCCAAAGGCTGCATCGCCATCTGCAAACAACCGCGTCACTGTCGCCACTCCCGCTGGTAAAAAGTCAGTTGCTGCTGGATCGACCGCTGCCAACGTCAAGCCCTCCGGAGCTGCAAAGGCATTGTCGTCCGCTCCCAAGGCGGCGTCTCCTCCCGCGAAGCCCGCAACTAAGACCGGAGCTGGAAGCACAAGCACCGCTACGAAACCCGCGGAAAAACCCACGTTATTCCCGGGATTCAAGAGCCCGTTTGCACAAAAACCTACGGCCAAACCCACAGCCAAACCTGCGGCCAAGCCTGCGGCCAAGCCTGCGGACAAGCCTACGGAAAAGCCTAAGGACAAGCCTAAGGACAAGCCTAAGCTACTCCCGGGGCTCAAGGACCTGCTTGCGCCAAAACCTGCGGACAAGCCCACGTTATTCCCGGGATTCAAAAACCCGCTTGGACCAAAACCTACGGCCAAGCCTACGGCTTCCCCTATCGCCACTCCCACCGCTGCCCCTACCGCTGCCCCTACCGCTGCTCCTACCGCTGCTCCTACCGCTGCAGCTCCAATTGCCGCCACTATGCCTTCTGCTGCCGCCGCTCCTGCGCCTGCTCCAGTGGCCGCTCCCGCGCCTCCCGCCGCTCTCGGAGGGACGCCATCTCCATACAGTGCTGCGCTGCAGAGGTTTGCTGCGAACAGTCCTGCTGGCGGAATTGGCGCGGGTCTTGGTTCCTTGGCTAGCGGTGGGGCTCGTACATTTGTCCCCGCTCCGGCTGGGTATCGTCCGGGAATCGACCCCGAGCACAACTACTACCAAGGGCAGCAGGGCCTAGCTCCTGCTCCGAAGCCCGCAGCCCCCACGACCACTGCGGCTACCACCAAGCCCTCAACGAAGCCGGATTCGTTTAGCCCGTCGGCTCCTGATCGCGCCAAGGCTGCACCCGCTCAATCTGGCGGTGGCGGTAATCGCGGAACTACGTCAATGGCAACCATCGGCTCTTACATGCCGGGTGGTGTGAACACGAACAATCCGGGAAGCCGTGTCAATCAGGCTATCGCTTCCTTGAGCAAGCCGCAGGGCAAGCCTACGCAAGCAAATAGGCCTGTTGCTCGTCCCGACGCTAAGCCATCCAAGGCCTCTACCCCGAGCAAAACTGCTGATCCCGGCAAGGGTACGTCTGGCGGCGGCGGTAAGTCTGGCGGCGGTAACCCCGGTGGCGGTGCCCGCGGAGGGCGCGATCCAGAAGTCAGATAACCCCAGCAGGAGGCCGAGTTATGGCTAAGAAAACAACGCCGAAAGTAGAGGCACAGGTGGACACAACCGCGGTCGAGCAGGCCGCGGAGTTCATGCCGTGCCGTCAGTGCGGAAATCCGGGTGACTGCGCTCGTGCAGTCAAGTGCGTGAAAGGCTTCAAGTAGCCATGGGTCGCACCAACGAGAAGCTGTGGGATCAGTCCAAGGCGCAAGCCAAGGCCAAGATGGGCGGGAAGCACTCAGCTCGCGCCATGCAGCTCGCTGGTAAAATCTACAAAGAGAAGGGTGGCAGCTACACAGGCGAGAAGACTGCTGCCCAGAAGTCCCTGTCAAAGTGGGGCAAGGAGGACTGGGGCACCAAGAGCGGCAAACCATCCGGCAAGACTGGGGAGAGATACCTGCCCAAAAAGGCCCGTGACGCCCTGAGCCCTTCGGAGTATGCTGCGACTACCCGAGCCAAGCGTGAGGGAACCGCCAAGGGAAAGCAGTTCGTTGCTCAGCCCAAGCGCATTGCAAAGAAGACCGCGAAATTTAGGGACTAAGCCATGGCCGTCATCGTACCCGATCTGCCGGAACTCTTTGAGGAAGCCTTCGAGAGGGCTGGCCTCGAGATGAAATCAGGGTACGACCTGAAGACCGCACGTCGCAGCCTCAACATCATGACGCTGGAGTGGGCCAACCGTGGGCTCAACCTCTTCACCATTGAGTCCGGGACGCAGGTGCTTACCGCTGGCACACCGCACTATACCATGCCCACGGGCACCATCGACCTGATCGAGCATCAGCTTCGCACGGGCACTGGCACCAACCAGACCGACACGTTCCTAGAGCGCATCTCGGTCTCCACATATGCTCAGCAGACCAATAAGCTGACCGCTGGAAGGCCGACTCAAATCTTCGTGCAGCGCCTATCCACGTCCACGCAGGTGACGCTGTGGCCTGTCCCTGACGCGACTATGCCGTACACGCTGTTCTACTACCGCCTGAAGGGCATTGACGGTCTCGCCTCTGGTATCGGCGCTGACACCACGATGGTGCCTCCACGCTTCGTCCCTGCGCTTGTAGCGGGCCTTGCCTACTACATTGCCGCCAAGAAGCCTGAGTCTCAGGGCATGATGCCTGCGTTGAAGCGTGAGTACGAGGAGCAGTTCGCCCTCGCGGCTGACGAGGATCGCGACCGCGGTTCAGTGTCGTTCGTACCCATGAGCCCGTGGAGCTACTGATGGCATATGCAAAGGGCAGCAAGGCGTTTGGTTTCTGCGACAGGACTGGCTTCAGGTACCCCCTGAGCGATCTCGTCTATGAGTATCAGAATGGTCAACGCACCGGATTCCGTGTGGGTCGTGATGTGCGTGACCCAGACCAGCCTCAGAACTTCCTCGGCAAGGTGAAGGTGAACGACCCGCAGTCCTTGTACGATCCACGCCCTGACACAGCCATTCTGGAGTCGAATGCTCTGTGGGGTTGGAACCCCGTTTGGAATCCTATTCAGGATATGGTAGGGTCTGTTGGAACCGTGACCGTGGTCACAACGTAAGGAGCGCAGAACGATGAGCAAACCAAAACGCCCAATGCCGGATGGTGGCAAGCCACCGATCAGCATTAAGTCGCCGGGAAAGACTCGAGGTCCGATCCCGGATGGAAAACCCACTTCTATTCGTCCGGGCATGGGTGGCACTAGCGGCGG